CAGCTCTATTATCCTCGAATCGATGCTGGAAGGCTATGCGGAATACTACTCCGCCGAACTGTCGCAGAAGGTCAAGCGCGGCATGACGGAAAACATCTTAGAAGGTAAATGGGTAGGCTGCCGTGTCTCGCTGGGCTATAAGCTGACTGCCGACAAAAAGCTGCAAATCGTCCCCAGGGATGCCGACGCCGTCCGTCTGATCTACAAAATGTACAACTCCAACGAACGGATTATTGACATTGTCCGTTATCTCAACGCGCATCGGTACAAGACAGCCGCAGGCCGTACATTCAACCGCAGCAGCCTTACGAAAATCCTGGGCAATAAAATCTACATCGGTACATACACATGGGATGGCCACGTCATCGAGCATTTCGCCCCGCCAATCCTTGCTGATGGCGTTTGGGAAGCGGCGCAAAAGCGGACTAAGCAGCACAAGCAGCATCCGCGCCCCAAGCGCCGCAGCGCCGACTATGCCTTGACGGGCCTCATCTATTGCGGCGAATGCGGCAACCCGATGACAGGCCAAAGCGGCCACTCCAAAAACGGCAGCGCATACCATTACTACCGATGCAGCACAAAGAACAACTACCATTCGCGCGGCAAAAAACAACACATCAACTGCAAATCCCGGAACATCAGCCGTGAGAAGGTAGAAGATTTGGTTCTCGATGCCACGGTCCGCATCCTGAGCAATCCTAAAGCCATCAAACTCATTGCCAAACAGGCCGCAGATGTGCAAAGAATTGATCCCACGGCCCAGGAGCAGGTCCGAATCGCGCAGGAGCGTAAAACTATCCAAGCCAAGCTCGAAAACTCTATAGCGGCCGTCGAGAAAGGATTATGCTCAAAGACAATCGCCGAGAACATCGAGCGGTACGAATCGCAGATCAGCGAATTGGACCAGAAAATCGATGAACTCAAATTCGCCTACGCGCCCATCCGCATCGACGCCATCGCCGTCGAATTCTTCCTGAAAAGCCTCTTGGACAAAAAGAAGGACCACGACAAATACCGCCTGGACATGTTCCGGACCTTTATCCGCCAGGTCATCATATACAGCGACAAAGTCGAAATACGGTACAACTACACCAATTGCCCGCCGATACTGAAAAACCCCGTCAGCATAGCGCTGACGGGGTCCCCCGAGTGTTCGGATAAAGCTTTTATGGTGCACCATATAAAAGTTAATGCGAACATAATGTTACAATTCTATCCGGATTATTTTGCATCGTGCATTTCCGCATGAAAAAGACGGCCTCATTATCGGCCGTCTTTTTTTGCTATATTTCTTTACAATCGCATTCGCCTTTTCCTGCTATAGCATATACATACGTATAATGTCAATAGTTTTATACGTATAAAATAAAAATGGCAATAAAAAAGGACGTCGCAAAACGCGACGCCCTTATAATACATTATTATGAAATTGCTACTGCTGGCCGTCAGTCGTTGTTGCTTCCGGCTGTGCGGCGGGCTGAGTGCTGGCCGTCGTACTCTTGCTTAATACGAGCTTAATCGCCCAGAGGATGCTGTTGATCAGCAAAGGCAGGACGAACTTATCGCGTACCATATTCCAGCCCTGTTCCGTGTCCGCCTGGGCCTGAATCTGTGCGACGAATTTATCCGCAACGGCGGAAATGGCGTCCATGCCATCCCCTGTGATGCTTGCAATTACCTGTTCTTTTGCGGCTTCCGTGACGTCCGCAATGTCTAATGCGGATTCCATGCTGTCTCTAAAACTTGTCCATTTGCTCATGATTCATTACCTCCTACCGTAAGCTACATTCGTAGTCTGTGACGCCGCGTGCGATGGCTGCGGCGAATGCGTCCGTACAATTTTCTAATAACGCGGCGTCCGAGTCGTTGTCGATGAACGCGGTTTCGACGAGGACGGCGGGCATACTGGTATGCTTGAGTACAATCAGGCCCGGCATTTCTTTGACGCCGCGGTCGATAGTGCCTAATGCGCCGACAATCTGGTCTTGGATGCACTGGGCGAGGTTGCCGCCGTCAGACATGCGGCTGTAGCACTCTACTTCTGTACCTCTGGCCTGCCCGTTCGCGGCGTTGCAGTGGATGCTGACAAAGACATCCGCGCCCCATGCGTCGGCATCAGCGCAGACAGCTACCGGACGATCATCGTAGTCACTATCATAGTAGAGATTGTCAGACTGCAAAAGCCGGCATTCACAGCCGGCCGCTTCCAGATATGTCTTTACCTTTGCGCCGATTTTCGCGGCGACATTGCATTCCCGCAGGCCGCTGTTCGGATTGACAGCGCCGCTGTCGTAGTCCAAGTCATGGCCCGGATTAATGTAAACCTTCATTTTTATTATCCCCTTTCGTGGATGCGGCGGTCTTGATATTCCCGCCGATATAGCCAAGCAAGCCGCTCGCGATACTCATTGCCAGCTCGTTCATGCCATAAAAAATGGCCAGTACCAGCGCAGATACCAGCCCGATGATGACGAGGCAGTCCGCGATATTGATTTTATCAAACATCACTGTCATCTCCCTGATGATGCGGAAGCAGCGTAAATCGTTGGTATGTCTGCGTCACGATGTCATTGCCGCCGAGATTGTGATAGCTGACGTACATCTTATTGACGGCCTCGGCCTTGTGCACCGGGACCCAGCCTGCCTCGATGTGATGGTCCATCGTGTCGATAAGACGGTCGCGCAGCATTGCGACGACGCCCTGGACTAAGGCTTCATGCTTTTGCTCCTGCTCGGCACGCTGGGCGGTATCGATGGTAGCCCGTTTTTTGTACTCAAAAAGCAAGATGCCGGACAGCAGCGTCGACAGGCCAGCGAGCCCGTACTGGACAACTTCGATGATCATGGCCTCACGCTCCCATTGTGGTCGTCGTGCTGGCCGTCGTCGTGGTCGTGCTGTCGCCGGTGTACTTAATGCAATCTTTGTTCGGGCAGCTTCCGTCCGCGATCAATTCACTGCCACAGTACGGGCAGTACTTCTTCTTTTTCCAAAAGCTCATTATTTGTCAACTCCTTCCACGGCTGTTTTATAGGCTTCCGTCATTTCTTTATAATCTGCTTGGATGCTTGCGACGGCGTCCGTATTGCCAGCAAGCTGAGCAGCCTGCAATGCGCTGAGCATGTCGGTTTTATTTGAGGCGTATTCCGCGGCAAGGCTTGCCTTTTCGGCGGCTGCTTTTTCTTCTGCCGTCGGTTCCGGCGCGACGTAGTCGATGGGCTTCCCGTCGGATCCGCGGACCTTGCCATTGAGGTATGCAACAAAATCCTCCGCGCTGATGATTTCGGCCACGGCCACGCCGTCGACGGTTGTCTTGACATCAGCAATGGCTGCCGCTACTTTATCGGCGTTCTTGTCCTTCGTCGGGTCAAAATCCACGATTTTACTCACGATGCGCTTGCCGTCGGAATCAAACCCCGCGGCGTAGTAATCTACATTCGTTCCTGTCATGGTACTATCTCCTTATCTTAATAAAATGAGGTGTTATCATGCGTAATCCAAATGGTTATGGATGTATTAAGAAGCTCTCCGGAAGACGGCGGCGGCCGTTTGTTTTTGTAGTGTCTGACCACGGCAGGCAAAAGCCGATTGAGTACTTTACAAGCCTTGTTGACGCTCAGATTTATCAAGCGGATTACAATCGTGCTCATGGTCATCGCTCCCTTCCGGGTCATAAAATCACATTTGCCGAGCTCTATCATCGATGGCTGCCACGGCATATCGACGATACTCAACCATCGCAGTCAGCTGTCGACAGCTACCGTAATGCATACCAGCATTTAGCCCCGCTGCACGGCAGGGCCGTCGTCGATATTAAGTACGTCGACTATCAGATGATCATCGACGGGATGCGCCGGCAGGGCCTGTCGTACAGCTCGTGTAAAAAGGTCAGGTCGCTCATCAGCCTGGTGCTCAAGTATGCGGAAAAGCTGGAGATGCACGTTACCAATTACGCGCCGCTCTTGTCACTCGGCTGGAATCGGCCCGTACATCCTCATCATGTCTTTAGTCGGCAAAAAATCAACAGGCTTTGGGCTTGTACCGACGTCCCCGGTGTCGATACGGTCCTTATCCTGCTCTATACCGGGATGCGCTGTGGTGAAATGCTACAGCTACAAAAAGCTGACGTCCATCTTCGTCAACACCGTATCCGCATCACAAAGAGCAAGACGGTCGCCGGCATCCGCATCATCCCCATCCATCACCGAATCGCACCACTCATAGAAGCCCGCATGACATGCCCAGGTGATGCGCTTATCTGCGATGATACGGGACGGCCGTACAACTATGGCCGGTACTGCACAGTATGGCGGGCCGTCATTCATCTCATCCGTGCCGATGGCCATACTACTCACGACTGCCGGCATACCGTCGCGACGCTGCTTGATAATGCCGGAGCCAATGAAACGGCAAAACGCCGCATCCTCGGCCATGCTGGCGGTGACATCACAGAGCGCGTCTACACGCACAAAGGCCTGCGTCAGCTCCGTAAATGCATCGAGCTGCTCAAATAATGTTACTAATACGATACTATACGAGCCGCACACAGATGTATAAAACACGTCCGTTACGCGGCTCTATCGCTGTTACTATTGCTACTCTAAAAATCAGCATATCTGCATCTATAGACGATTTCATTTGATGTGGACTACCGACGATGCGGTTAATGCTGTATTTCTCATTTATCTAAAACATATTGATAATTATGGTTTTTGCATCCGGTTTAGATGCTCGTCAAGTTCATTGTATAACTGGTCAATGACGGCATCGCTGAAAACTACGCCGTAGCTTTCGGCCACCATTTTCATCGCGTAAATTGCGTTATTTACCTCATTGCATACGACGCTTGGACGTTTTTTCTCGTCATCAGTGCCAATCATGAGGTATATTGATTTGTCGCGTTCGGTCATTTTAGTCACCTCCTTTCAACAGTGGGGAAATGGGTCAACATCAAAAGCCACGACAATTAAATATCCTATAAGCTTCCCCAATGAAGCTTTGGCTACGATAGCTGTACACGGGGCTGGTAGCAAAGGCGAAACGATTAGAAAAGTATCCGTCCTGCACCAAGGGAATGATAGTTTTTATTTTTCTGCCGAAAATTACTCATGCGGATATAAATGGATTACCGTAGGACATTAAACAGTGGGGACGTAACAGCGAAGATGAAGCAACAGATTTTACGGTTAATTTAAATATCGCAATGAATACAATAACTGCCATCCCAATTGACGTGTCAGATTCAGGATCGAAAACAACAGCTATCTGCGTGACGAGTGTAGGAACAACTAAACTTAACTTAGGTTCAGCTCGCGCTCCTTACGGTTATGCTTGGGTTGCTATAGGATATACGTTGTAAACAGTGGGTAAATGCGCTTGCATCTGACCGGCTTGTCGGGCATGATTTTACCTTGCCGCTAAGCTGCTCCGTCTATGCGTATTCGATTTGTCACAAGGGCACAAGTCCAGGTGCTACAGGCATCGAAGATAGAAAAGCATACGATGAAGGATGGACCAATACCCCTGTTTGGATCATTGCCATCGGCAGTAAGTAGACAGTGGGGATTATCTGATCATTCTAAAAGTAGAGCAGTTACTGTAACGCTCCCGCTTTCAATCACAACTTTCTTGCAAGGTGTTGTATCCGATACCGGAAGCGGATCGGTCAGCTTTGGAATTGCTCCCAATAACGCGTCTTCAATCGTAGTTTTCTCGAAAGAAACAGGAGTAGTTTCAAGATGGATTTTACTAGCCATTTAAACAGTGGATATACAGCTACGCCTCTGGAACTACAACTGAGCCGCTTCCCATTACAATGGGGGAGCACATGATAGCATTGATTTCTGGGGTTGGATATGCAACTAACACATTCCAAAGAGAAGCTATCCTAGATAACGCCACTGTTACTGTTTCACGAAATGGTAATTCTAAAGATGGCGCGTATATACTGATTGTCGGGAAAGCATAAACAGTGGGGATTAGGGTTAACGTCAACAAGCGGAACCCAAAAAGTTACATTGCCATTGTCAGCATCCGCACTAATCGGGGTGGTATCTGACCGTGGTGTAAAACCGATTTATTATTCTTTTAATGAGGAAACTTTAACAGTATATGGACGCAACCAAAATGGCGATTTTGACAGAGGAACATTTGGGTATATTGTAATTTGTCATTAGACAGTGGGGAATGTGTTCCGGAACCAGCGCTAGCCAAGACCAGTGGTTTCAGGCATTCCCGCTTTCTGTATCTAAATGTTTTTCTGTGTCGCTAACTAGATGCGGGGGAGAGAATGCTGCATATATCGTAAGATTAGTTAGCGTCGTAAATAACGGTTTCTACTGGACAGATGCGTATTATCAAAATGGGGCACATGGGAGCGGCGACCCGAATTTATGGATTTCTATTTGCCAATAACTATGCCTCTTACTGTTGTTGCGCCATAAGTGGTATTATACAAGCGCCAATCTAGTCCCGTAGTTGTTATATTATTAGTTTGTATAATACAATTTGGGGTATCTGCTGATACTGCTACCGAAAAAACACCCTGAAATGCAACTGGGAAAACAACATGTGTCGCTTCTCCCGTGCTCTTTACTGACGTATTAATTACCCACTGTATAATTAGGCCGCCGACCAGGCTACCGAAACATACATATCCATTTTGGCTCAGGCTATACTTGACCCCGGTCGCTTCTAAAACTTTCTGTATCATCTTCGCAAGCAAGCTGTCCGATGTCAGTGTGTTGACGAGTCCGCCAAGTGCCGTACTTGCAAGTGTGTTGACGATGCCCTGGTTCCAGTCCGTTACCTGGGCCGACTCTGTTTCTGGATGGATGGTATCATATGCACTGTTTGTTTTATTCCAATGATGCAAGATTCCTTTTAAAATGCTCATGTTGTTATCCTCCTATTCGCTCTATTCGCTTACTTCAAGCCAGATTGTGTTCTGGTCGGTCGGCTCCGTTCCGCCTATGTATAAATCTTCAGTCGGCACTTCTATCCATGTGCTGGACCCGGCAGACGGTTCCACGCTAATTGTGATGCCGTTATTGATGGCATCGTAGACGCCTCCGCTGGTGACGGGGTTCGTACTTCCGGATGTCGGCTTGCTGTCAAATGTCAATTTATCCTGCTTTGCCGCAATCAGTGTCTTAATCTTACTGACTGCATACTTCAGCCCGGCCGCATCTAAAAATTTAGTAGCCATTGCGCTCACCGCCTAAGCAAAGCACGTATCAATTTCAGTCTGGCTCAGTGCCGAGTAGGTGACTATGCTGGATGAATTTGCCGGCGTATATCCGAGGGCTGCTGTGACATTAGCAGACGTCAGCGAGACGACGCCAGACGACACGGTGATGTTGCTTCCAATTTTCACCCCCCCCCTAAAACGCTGGAAGTAGCTGCCGGCAATGTGTAGTTACTGAGTCCGGCCAATTTGTTCTTTTCGGCCGTCGTGTAGTCGTTTGTGCTGAGTCCTTTGCCGCTTACGACTTTGACGTAGGTCGTCGTAATGGTGTTGCCGTCGCCATCCCGGACGGCTTTGTCCGCGGTGCTGACAGCATCGTTGATGAGCACGTAGGCCGTGCCGGACCATCTGTATACGTCATTGTCAGTACTGCCAATGTCAACATACATAGTATTAGTCGAGCCGGTGATTTCCGTCGTATGCGTGGATTCTTTGTAAAATTTCCCACCGCTGTAATAGCCTTCGAGTACTTCGCCGATGTCTCCGGGGATGTACTGGGCCGGAATCTTTTTGTCAGATCCGAGCGGGGCAACACCGTTTGCCGCGCCGATGAGCGATGTAGCGATACGTGCTGTGCTATCCGTAGCGTGAATGGTGATGTTTGACGAGCCGTCAAAACTAACTCCGTTAATAGTCCGTGCTGTTGCCAGCTTTGTCGCCGTATCGGCTGCGCCGGCAGTCGATGCTTTTGCGCCGATTCCAAGGTATGTTTTTGCCGCATCTGCCTTAGTTAAATACAGCGTACTTGCATCTGTTTTGCTCAGTTTGGTGTCATCTGTAATCGTAATGTTTGCCGTGTTCAGCGCTGTGCCGTTAATCGTGAGGCCCTGCGGAACAAATTTCCCGGAAAACAGCGATTCCAACTTTGTTTTAAAGTATTTAAGGCCGTCAAGGTCTAAAAATTTTGTCGCCATAATGTCCTCCTAAAATAATGCGTCAATATCCATGTTTAGGATTGTTTCTGCTACACCGTCACGCCCAGCAGGTCCTTGCGGTCCTACGGGGCCCTGCGGCCCTGTATCGCCCTTTGGGCCCTTGATATTCGTCGGCGCAGGATTGTCACGGTTGCCGTCATTTGTCCAGCTCAGAATACCATCATCTGTGATATGCGGCGTATAAACCGTGCCCTTACCGACGGCACTGCCCATGCCGACGGTCATGGTATTCCCCGTCGACAGCTTAGCCGACAGCGCCGGCGATCGTGCGGTTAATACCGCCCGTAATTTTTCCATAGGCGCCTCCCGTTACGTCGTGACATCCGGCAGCAAGTGGAATTTGCCCGGGCCGATGGTCTGATGTGTGCCGTCGCCCAGCACCAACTGAACGTCCCATACGTAATCGCCGTAGGTAAGGCCCTGTGTCTTTTCGTGCGACAAATCGACGACAGCACCGTCCATCGCGATTTGCAGGACGTAGTCCGTGTCATCGTAGGTCCGTTTCACGGAAAAGGTCCCCGTATAGCCTGTGATGGCCGTACCATCCGCTGTTGTCGGCTGCACGCTGAAAGAGTCATCGTCGCCGCGGATGTAGTAGATGTCCATGCCTTTGATTTTCAGCACATTACCGCCCCCTATTCGACGAGCTCAACCCACATGCCGCGCTCCGACATCGATGCCGGTTTATTAGCCGTTGTCGTCACCATCAGGATGTTTTCGTGGGCGGCCTCATCGCTGTTATGAGCTACGGTCAGGAATCCGTTAGGGTTAATCGTCGCCGATACGCTGCCGGTGTTGCTCATCGTAAATTGCAGCTGGAATTCCTGCTGTACGACAGTACTGCCGCCCTCAGCCGGCATATAATCCGGGTTATCGTCGGTCAGTGCGACATACATGATTTCTCCGGCGTCCGGATCCGTGGCGAAAAGCCCCATTTCCGTGATTTTAAAACCTGTCTTGACGCCGCTGTTGCTGATAGTCAATTCGATTGTTACCGTGTTGCCGCTCTGCGTGATTTTATTAATACCCAGCGTCATTTCTTCTTTGACTAGCCCTGTCGCGCTGCCTAATTCGCCAGTACGTGTACCGGAGCCAATAGCTACACGCGTAAATTTGAGCGTCGTCAGGCCGGCGTTGATTTTCGCCTGCAACGCCGCGCCGACGTCGGTCATCGTGATTTTATTCCAATTCGCCATTAATCTGTACCTCCCTGAATTCGCCTACGCCGGCGACAATGTGGATGCTCTTTTGTGCGATGTACGTCCGTTTGAGGTCAAATGTAATCGTCGTACTGCGGACGATGCTCATGTTCGCGCCAAATTTAACATCGCCTCTGCACCGACGGATAAATTGGACGTAGTCCAGCCAGGAGCGCGTATTTTTATATGCGTTGATAAGGCGGACCATTTTATCAATCAGTGCAGTACCCGACAGCGGCGCCGTGATGAGCGTGACACGGAAGTGATACGCCGTGCCGCCGTATTCGGGCCATTCCTGGACTACTGCTGACTGATACACCGTAGCGACGGCGCGCTGTACCGCCCATTTCGTGCCTTTAAATTTATGGAGCAGGAAAGATTCTTTGACCTGCTGGCGCCTGACGTCCAGCGCTGCCGTGCTGTCGTATTCGTCGACGTGCATCTGCTCGGCCAGATAATCAACTAAGGCGCTGCCCAGCGAATCGATAGCCGGATAAATCAAGAGCAAATCGGGATTGATGCCGGCCAGTTCATCGTCGACGACGCGCGCAAGGTCCGGGATAGGGTCAAGATCAATCGACGCCGGCAGGTTTTCCGCGATTTTATAATCGCTGTCCGTCATCATTCGTCTTCACTCCCTCCGAGTACGGCGCTGATCGTCGAATTTTCCTGGGCTACCTGTGTAGCAGTCAACTCTTTAAATGTCGGCGATGTCACGTTTACGCGCTTGACTCCCGGCACGGCCATGATGTCCGCGATGAGCCGCGACGGATTGATGTCCCGGCCAATCTTTGACTTTTGCCACAGCCGATACGTATCAATTGCAGATGTTACGGCAGCTTTAACGGTCGCCTCCGATGTCCCCGCATCGACGTAGTAAGTCAGATTGATGTCATAGGCGACAGCTTCCGGTGCCAGCACTGTGACATTGTCCGTCAACGGCCGTACTTTGTCGGCAGATACGATAGATTTCACAGTATCCAGCAATTCCTGCTCCGGCAGCTTCCCGCCTTCCAGAAGCGGCCGGATTTCGACGGTACCCGCAGCCGGGCTGCGGATGGCCACGTCGATGATGCCGCTGTTCGCGGTCTTTGCCCAGTACTCATAGGCCCCTGTTGGCCCGGCAGTGGAAAAGCGCTCCGGCGCTTCGTGGATCCGCTCGCGGTAATCGTCATCGGCCTCGACATCGGCCCCGCCTGCGCTGGTCGTCGTGTTGACGATAGAGGCGACGTAGGCCACCGGGTCTACCACGTTTTTGATTTCGCCCGGAAGGTAACTGTTCCCCTTATCACCGACGGTCTGGCATGTCGCTTTGACGGTCGTCGTCGTACCGCCCGCCAGGACAGCCGCATCCTCATTTGTCGCAAAGTAGAGGCCATCCGGACTGGCTACGCGGGTACCCGCAGGCACGATTGTTTCCTGCGTCCGTGCTGCCGACAGTGTGATTTGCAGTGTCGTCGTAGCCGCGGAAGCGGGGATGCGGTCCGTATCAGAAAAAGCCCCCAGCGCGTCGAGGTTATCCCCGGCGGCGTATTTCAAGAGATTCTGTTTACCGACGTAGTTCTGGTTATTCATCAGCCGGATGATAGCCTCGGCAACGACTAAGAGGAAAAGTCGGACCGGGTCCCCTTGTGACAGCGTACGGCCCGTGATGGCCGTATAGTCGTTGAAAATCGCGGCTTTTACTTTTTCCTCGTCGGCATCGACGAACTCGATATCCGGCAGATCAGCTAATTTCATATGGTAATCACCACCTTAGGGACGAGCTTACCGGAGATATCCCCGGTGAACGTGATGCTGTCGACTTTTACGCGCGGCTCATACCGCTTGATAGCCTGAAAAATCTCATTCGTCAATTTAGCCCGGGCCAGTGTCACCGGCAAATCAATGACAGTGCTGTCCAGGCCAAATTCACGATCGAGCGGGATTGTACCTTTTTGCGTGGATAAGATGGTCCGGACGTTCTGCAAAATCTCGAGGGCTTCCGTTTTCGGCGACATATCAACCGTCGTCGGGTCCTTTGCTGTAATTTCGTATTGCATCACAATCCTCCTCTCCCGAATAAAGTCGTAATCCCGTTATAAATCCTGCCGACTTTATTCAGTGTCGACTCTTCATCTGTATTCGTCGTGTCGTATTCCTTTAGTTTGACGTTCGCCGTGATAGCGATTATCTTGCCGTAGGCATTGTAGACAGCGTCCGCCTCGTCAATGCTCTCGATATACCAGTAATTTTGAGATACCGGCATACCGCCGATGATGAGCGGGCAGACGATGCCCGTATCCCTCATTTCCCGGAGCTTTGCCAGCTGCTGCGACGGCATGGCATTGTACAGGGTCATGAGATGGAGCTTAAAAGACAGTTCCTCCTGTCCCGGGCCGATGAACTGCGGCACGGGCTTTTTTAAAATGACGTCATGTGTCTGCCACCGGGCCTCCCCGGAGCGCTCGACGTCATCAGGAGTGACTAGATAATGCTCAGCCACGCCAAATACGACGGTACCAAAGTACCCGATATACATGCCGTATCACCTCTTTACTGCGGCTTGCCTGTATTACTGCCGCCCGACGATACCCCGCCGTGTACGTGACTGACAAGGGATATGCCGTTGACCGTGACATCCCCGCCGCCGGCATTGACCTTGAGGCTGCCGCAGTTGATCACCAAATCATCCGGGACATTCAGCACACGGGACCCGCCGCCCGGCGGTGTATCGACAGTGCTGTAAATCGTCCCCAGGACATATCCGGCGCCGCTTCCCTTGCCGCCGCTGTCGGCGACAAAAAGACAAAGGACTTGGTCATCGACGGCGGGCATCCAGAAGTCTTTCGTGCTCTTACAGCCCCGCATGAGAACCTTGAGCGGCGCGGATACAATGTTGTCATGGTCTGGAAATGTCACCCGGACGGAAGCGTCCGCCGTGTCTACCGAGGATACGCGCCCGACGCGGATGCACCGCGCCAATACCTTATAAATATCAGTAGCCAATCAGGCACCTCCTCACATCGATGCTCGTTGTATAGCCGCTGCTGCTTAAATCGTGCTTGGCCTGCGTAATGATATATTTCCCGGAAAACGTGCCGAATCCAATCATCTCGACGGTTTCACCGGCGCATAAAAACGGCTGGCCCTCACTGTTAAAGCTGCCTGTGCATTCCTCGCTGTTTTTCTCGCGCAGCTTCTTCTTGGCCAGGCGGTCCGCTTCCGCTTGCGTCGATACCTGCTGATGGATTTCCAGCGTTGCCCCGTCTTCTTTATTCGGGTCCACAAACGTGGACTCAATGACGGATTTGTCTTTGTCCTGGGCGTATTTTACATGGCATTGTTTGTAGACATCGCGGATTTTCGATGTGAATGAGTAGCCCGTACTGTGTAGGATCCGCTCCGGTGTATGGTCCTCGTCGGCTTCCGCGACGGTAATGATTTCCTGTGTGTCAGGATGATAGATTTCTACTACCGGCTCGGCTTCCTCGTACAGCGCCTCATCGAAAACAATAATTGTGTCGGTCGTGACTTTAAGCGCAAAACCCGCGTCATCACAAACCTTCTTCAAGACGTCCAGGTCTGATTCGTCGTTCTGCTCGACTTTATCGATAGACGGGTCATCCCCGCAGTCCCAGCAGATGTCCATGTTGTTTTCCAGGGCAATGTCATTCGCTACCTTCTGGACCGTGACGTTTTCCCAGGTCCGCGATCGCAGCGTGCTTCTAAGTGTGCTGTCGTCGCTGACCGTGATGGCCACAGCCTTAATGGTGACGACATCCGGCGCACTGGACAGCTCGATTTCATCAACCTCAAATTTGCCCAACGTGACATCGGCTTCCCCGTCGTACAGGCCTATCCAGTTATACGTGCATAAAGTGACATCGAGCGTGGCGCCTTTCGTCGGCATCCAATCGCCCTGCCACAATCCCGCCTTGTCTTCCAAGGTCAGGGATATATCGTCTACCTGCCCGGATAGGTTGTCGGTGTAACTTGCGCTGATCAGGTATTCAGCCAGCGCCTCAGAGATGTCCTTGTTATCATATGTCACTTGCAGCCATGCGCGGCGCCCCAGATGCTCCTGAGCAACGACGCCTGCCATGGCCTGGGCCTCGATTTTCTTGAGGTCCGCTTGTAGCTTTTTCAGTAATGCCAATTAGATCACCGCTTCCACGGAGGCAAAATAGACGATACGCTGGACGGGATATCCGGGCAGATGAGTGTCAGCCCTGGCGGGAAGACGACGACATTCCTATATTGCGGATTCGCTTCCAGCAGGTTTTTGACGTGCTTTTCAGTACCGTACACGCGATAGGATATCAGGTCCCACATGTCACCTTGTACAGTGCTATAGGTACTACTCATAGCTCAACCTCCTCTGATTTGCCGCCCATCGCTTCATCATGCTGTCAAACTCGCGCATCTTCTGGTCCATAAGCTGAGAAATCCGCTGTTCCGTCCCTGGGCCTGCGCCCTGGACGTTAATCGTCGGCGCAAAGGTAATCTGTGCCGAATTGCCGGAAGGCGCCGCCGCGGGTACTCCGGTCATCGTCGGCATCGCCGCAGGCCCGATGCCGAGCATTTGCCCGGCCGTAGCCCATAAATTGTAGGCGTTTGCATCGTGAGTGATAGGTACGATGACTTCCGGATAGCCCGCTTCCGCTACCCACGTCAAATAGGGATGATTGAAAACGCCGCCGCTTGCGGACTGGCCCGCTGCGG